CCTTGGACCAATGTACAACTAAACACTAGGGATTTTGTTGTTTATGAGGATGGCTTTCCGGTAACGGAAGGACACACTCTTGTTGTTCCTAAAACTAATAATCAAGAAGAGCTACTTAAATGTTTTAAGTTTGCAGTAGCAATGGGCAACGACAATGTACAATCCAATAACGACATCACAGGGTTCAACATCGGCCTAAATATTGGTACGAGTGCAGGACAAACCTGCATGTATCCGCATGTTCATCTTATATTCCGTCGAGATGGCGATTGCGAAGACCCAGTTGGCGGAGTAAGAAATGTCATTCCTGGTATGGGAAATTACAAGAAGGAGAAGTAAAAATGGCAAGCGTAGGCGAATATAATCGCGACAACATGATTCAGGCACTAAAGGATCACGCACGAGGACACATTGCAAAACATGCAATGAATGTCGAAGTGTATCTTAAAAATTCTGCAGGTGTAGGCGAGCATCCTGATGTACTCGAAGCGATTGAAAAAGAACTTTCTGTTATTGCAGAGTACCACGATCAGCTAGAAGTGCTAGAAAAATATTTCTAATGGTTGACAAAAACCTAAATATATGGTATACTTAACAATATGAGTATACCGTATAAACATTACGACATCCTCGTCGATAACTCGGAGTTATAAATTGACAAAATCACAAGAAATTAAAACAAAACTAGAAGACGCTGGTATCCGTTATTGGGCTGGTGACAACATTTCAGAAGTACTGCAGAATGGCGACAAAGAAGAACTGATCAAAGAAGCAACACTAGCATTTGAAACTGTACTAGACAGCCTTGTAATTGATCGACATAACGATCCTAATAGCAAAGGTACAGCAAAGCGGCTTGCTAAAATGTACTTTAATGAGATTATGGCAGGACGATATGATCGTGCTCCAGATGCAACTGCATTTCCTAATGACAGCGATGACCGATACGAAGGTATGTTAGTTGTTCGTTCAGAACTTAAAAGCATGTGTTCACATCATCACCAGCCTGTAACAGGCATTGCATATATTGGAATTATTGCAGGGCCTAAACTAATTGGTTTAAGCAAGTACACACGTATTGCACAGTGGTGTGCTCGACGTGGTACACTGCAAGAAGAACTTGCTAATGATATTGCACGTGAGATTAAACGTGCAACTGGTGCACACAATCTAGGTGTATACATTCAGGCAATTCACGGATGTTGCGAAAACAGAGGCATTATGGCTCATAGTAGTCTTACACAGACTACAGTACTGGAAGGTTCTTTTAAAACTGATCCCGGTACAAAGAAGGAGTTCTTTGATAACATTAAATTACAACAGGAGTTTGCACCGCGATGAAGTTAAGATATTCAGAAGCATTTTACAGTGTGCAAGGCGAAGGCAAGTTTGTAGGAGTACCTAGTGTATTCCTACGCACCTTTGGTTGTAACTTTCGTTGTATGAACTTTGGACTAAAGAATGAACCTAGTCGTGCAGAAAAACAAAAGGCGGGCATTATTCACAGTGCCGAAGTACAAGCGTTGCTTGACGCAGGTGTACACAAGACTACAAAAGAGTTTAACGATTTGCCTATTATTCATACAGGTTGTGATACATATGCAAGCATCTATCCTGAGTTTAAACACTTTAACAAACAAGCAGAAGTAGACGAAGTAGTTGAGCATCTGCTGTCACTTACTCCGGAAGGTAAGTGGACTATGGATAATGGGCAGGATGTTCATTTGATTATGACAGGCGGAGAGCCGTTGTTAGCGTGGCAACGACTTTACGTAGAGTTATTTGAACACCCACGTATGCAGGATTTAAAAAATGTCACATTTGAAACAAATACTACACAAAAACTACATGAAGATTTCTACAACTATCTCAATATGCATGAACGACTTACTATTACCTGGAGTTGTTCGCCTAAACTCTCCGTTAGTGGAGAATCTTGGGAGGATGCTATACGTCCTGATGTTGCCGCTAATTATGCTAGTGTACTGGGCAGTGATATTTACCTTAAATTTGTTGTTGCTGATCGTGCAGATATCGATGAAGCTGGCAGAGCTGTTCAAGCATACCGTGATCGAGGCATTGAGTGTCCAGTATATCTTATGCCGCTGGGCGGACGTTCGGAAGAGTATAACCTCAACGTTCAAGAAGTGGCGCAAGTCTGTATGGAGAAAGGATGGCGATTCACACCAAGACTCCACATTAGCCTATTCGGAAATGCCTGGGGGACATAGGCACGGTATGCCAGACAATTACTATAAAAATGAGCAACATAAACGTGCTATGACTGCTCCGATTAAGAAGCCCGAACACGATTTAGAAGTTGAAAAAAGAGCAAGGGAGGCAGGATTATGAATAATTGGTTTAAAAAGTTACTCAACAAAGAAGATGTTGTGCAAGATGTAGACAGAGTTAAGACTCCCGAAGAACTACGTCGCGAAGCACTTGAATCAGAAAAACAATCGGCAACCGCTGCCGGTGAAGCTTGGGTGGCGGTGTTAGATACACAGGTTAATCCTGAAAACATACGAAACGGTTTCTTTGAGCTCGACTGGAACAATGAATTTATCGAACAGTTACTCGATGCTGGTTACAAAGGAGAAAGCCAAGAAGAGATCGTCGATGCATGGTTCCGCACAATTGTAACCCAAATGTTAGAAGAAGAGGATCTTAACACAGATCGAGAAATGGGTTATATTAATGTAGTACCAATCGACAAAGGCAAATCAGAAGTATCCTAATGCACTTATATTTACTAGACAATGATATCTTGCTCTTAAAGCCTAAAGATGCTATACTGTATTATATACAAGGTAGAGATATTTTTGATCTTACCGAAAGCCTAGAAATGGATCCAGTATGAGCACATATATTTTAGTAGACACAGCAAACACTTTCTTTCGAGCACGACATGTTGTGCGTGGTGATATTGATACAAAAGTCGGCATGGCTATGCACATTACCCTTTCCAGTATTAAAAAGGCATGGAAAGACTTTGACGGCAGTCATGTAGTATTTTGTCTAGAAGGACGTAGCTGGCGTAAGGATTATTACGAGCCTTACAAGCGCAACCGTGCAGAAGCCCGCAGTGCAATGACTCCTAGAGAAGAAGAAGAAGACAAAGTCTTTTGGGAAATCTTTGACGAGTTTAAGAACTTTGTTACAGAAAAGACTAACTGTACAGTACTTCAGCACAAACAGCTAGAAGCAGATGATTTAATTGCAGGCTGGGTGCAAACACACCCTAACGACAATCACGTTATCATCAGCACAGACGGCGACTTTGCACAGTTGATTGCACCTAATGTGCGTCAGTATAATGGTGTAAGCAATACTACTATTACACACGAAGGCTACTTTGACGACAAAGGTAAGCCTGTTATTGACAAGAAGACAAAAGAAGCAAAGCCTGCTCCACATCCTGAATTCATGCTGTTTGAAAAGTGTATGCGCGGCGATACTAGTGATAACGTGTTTAGTGCGTATCCTGGTGTAAGAACAAAAGGCACTAAAAACAAAGTTGGCTTAAAAGAAGCATTTGAAGATAAGCATACAAAAGGGTTTAACTGGAACAACCTTATGCTACAGCGTTGGGTAGATCATAACGGCGAAGAGCATCGTGTACTAGACGATTACAATCGTAACGTAACGCTATGTGATTTAACTGCACAACCGCAAGAAATTAAAGAAATAATTAGCAATGCCATTGCTGAAGTTGAGCCAAAAAATATTACACAGGTTGGCATGAGACTAATGAAATTTTGTGCAAAATGGGATATGCAACGTATTGCAGATCAAGCGCAGAGCTTTGCAGAACCACTAAACGCAAAATACCCATCGGAGAGTTAAATGACAAATAAAATTAAAGCAAAAGAAATTCTCAAAAACAAATTTTGGATTGTAGAGGATGAAGGAACTCGCATCGGTACTCTGAGTATCAACGAAGACAAATACATGTTTAGTGGTCCTCAAGGCACCAAGTACTTTGACAGTGAACGTGCTCTAAAAAAGACTTTTGGTAAAGATTTCTTAATCACTCAAGTTACTAGCGAAAATACAATTGATGCTACAAAAGACGTTCACGGATATGCTACCAGTTGTATACCTTACAATGCAATGTATGACGTAAAACGCAAGTTACCCCTGTTTACTAAAAGTAATAAAAGCAAAAGCCTATATTGTGCAGGATATTATATTGTACACTTTGAAAAAGGATGGGTTAAAAGCTTCTGCCCTAAATTAATTACAGTAGAACGCTATGAGACACAAGGACCTTTTAAAACAGAACTAGAAATGCGGCAAGCACTGAGTACAGCAAATGCAAAATGAACCTTTAAACACTGCGCCAATACAGCAGTTTATCCAACAAGTAAAAAATGCTGATATAGGGCGATCTAAAGACGTCCGACTAGATATTACCCAAGCAAAGAATCTAGCCTATACACTGGGTATTGTAATGAGCCGACTAGAAGGCGATCTAGAACGCTTTGTAAAAGCAAACAGCGGCAACAACGAACCTGTTGAAATCCAATTAGACGGCGGCGAAGGTTGGAAATAAACTACGCAGATAACTGCTAAAAGAGATAAATATATGCGTATATAATTAAGGATACGCATGATGAGTAGACCAAAACCCAAGGTTTTATTAGAACATATAGATAAAAAAACTTATAGAGCAGAGCAGGTCCTAGATGCAGAAGCCATTTGGGCTGTATTCTATGAAAATAAACCTTTCAATTTAAAAAGTCTAAATTCTATAACCAACTATCCTGGGCCGAAGTATAAAAAAACTAGTTTTTCTAATCCGGGCCATGCACATAATCTAGCCAAAAAACTAAATGACATGTTTAATACAGACGCATTTCAAGTAATTAGACTTACCGACGGCGAAGTTGAAATAGAAGAATGAACTGGAAAGAAACATATACTAAAATTTTCCTTAAACAGCTAGGCAAAAGTGTCAACGAGCTATCGATGAAGGAATATTCTAGTGTTTGGTGGAAAAATACTAGACAAAAAGACACAGGCGGATTACGCCTTACTGAAGCCGGATTTGACATGATCAACGAAATCGGTGTTACGACTTATGAAATCCCTTACCCAAAAGACATGCCCGTAAGCACACAGGTTATTATATTTTTGGACAAATTTATCGACAGTCCCTACTATCTGTCAAGTCGTTCCATACACGTAACGAACGAAAAGAAAGCACTCGAACTGAGTCTGTTCAGCGGCGATCTGCGCAAGTATGGACTAACCAAAGCTATGAGTCGCCACAAAAAAGACTAAATTAGAAAAAAACCGCTTGACATTTCCTACAGTGATGCTATACTATATGCATAGTTAGAAATAACTGCACTAGCACTGAAACACAACACAAGGAACTATACTATGGATAATGTTGCAATCCGCACTATCACTCCTAACAATGCAAAAAAGAGCATTGGACACGCAATGCGCAAAAAGCGTCCTGTTTTTCTTTGGGGGCCTCCGGGTATTGGTAAATCAGATATTGTTCACCAAATCGGCGAAGGCCTTAATGCCAAAGTAATTGATGTTCGTCTTTCTCTTTGGGAACCTACAGATATTAAAGGTATTCCTTACTTCAACAGCAATGACAACACTATGGCGTGGGCACCGCCTGCAGAGCTGCCTGATGCTGAAATGGCTGCAAAATACGATAATATTGTACTGTTTTTAGACGAGATGAACAGTGCAGCACCTAGTGTGCAGGCAGCAGCCTATCAGCTGATCCTAAACCGCAAAGTAGGTACTTATGAATTGCCCGACAATGTAATGATTGTTGCGGCAGGTAACCGCGAAGCTGACAAAGGTGTTACTTATCGTATGCCTGCTCCGTTGGCTAACCGCTTTGTTCACTTGGAAATGGCAGTTAACTTTGATGACTGGTTCCAGTGGGCTGCTGATAACCGTATCCACAAGGACGTAGTTGGATACCTTACTTTCAGCAAGAAAGATCTTTACGACTTTGATCCAAAGTCACCTAGCCGTTCGTTTGCTACGCCTCGTTCGTGGTCGTTTGTAAGCGAGCTGATCGAAGACGAGCTTGAAACAGATACACTAACTGATCTAGTTTCAGGTGCAATCGGCGAAGGACTTGGTGTCAAATTTATGGCACACCGTAAAGTAGCGGCATCTATGCCTAACCCTACTGACATCCTTGAAGGTAAGGTTAAAGAGTTGAAAAAAGCAGAAATCAGTGCTATGTATTCCTTGACTGTTTCACTCTGCTACGAGCTGAAGGAGAGCGCAGATAAGAACGACAAGAAGTTTGATGAAAAGATCGACAACTTCCTGCGCTTTGCAATGGATAACTTCGAAACTGAACTGGTTGTTATGGGCATGAAGCTTGCTCTTACACAGTATGAGCTGCCAATTGATCCAGATGCGATCGACTGTTTCGATGAGTTCCATGACCGCTTTGGCAAGTATATTAAGGCTGCACAACAGTCTTAATAGGTGTGCAGGGTTTGGGCGTCCCTCCAAAACGCCCATTTTTTCTTGACATCTTCAGTAAATAATAGTATACTGTAAGCACAACAGTAAGATAAGGAATACTCAAATGGGTCTTGATACTAAACAGTGGACACCTAAAGAAATCCCCGAAGCAGAACTTGACAGTGTGCGTAAGGAGGTAGAAGACAAGGTTATTGTTGCGCGAGTAGGTCTACTACTGCGTCACCCTTTCTTTGGTAATATGGCAACTCGATTGCGTGTGCAAAACTGCGACGACTGGTGCCCTACTGCCGCTACAGATGGACGGAACCTCTACTACAATACTGCATTTTTTAATGAGCTAACTAACAAACAGGTTGAGTTTGTTATTGCTCACGAAATTCTGCATTGTGTGTTTGATCACCTTACTCGCAGAGAAGATCGCGATCCTATGCTGTATAACTTTGCTTGCGACTACATTGTAAACAATGTTCTCGTTCGCGATCGTATTGGCGAGAAGGTAACACAGATTCCTATCTTCCAAGACTTTAAATACGATGGTTGGAGCTCTGAGGAAGTCTACGACGAGCTGTTTAAAGAAGCAGAGAAGAACGGAAAAGAGTTCATGAAGCAACTCGGCGAACTGCTAGACGAGCATGTTGACTGGGAAAATGCCGACGATGGCGATGAAGACGGTAATGGTAAAAAGGAAGGCAAAGGCGGTCGCCCTGTATATACCAAAGAGGAAATGAAGCAGATCAAAGACGAGATCAAAGAGGCTATGGTTTCTGCGGCACAAAGCGCAGGTGCTGGCAATACTCCAGGTGAAATCCAGCGTATTATCAAAGAACTCACTGAACCTAAAATGAGCTGGCGCGAGCTGTTGCGTCAACAGATTCAGAGCACTATCCGCAATGACTTTACTTTCCAACGTCCTAGTCGTAAGGGCTGGCATACCGGCGCAGTTTTGCCTGGACAAAACTTCGACGAAACAATTGACATTGCTGTCGGACTTGATGTTTCGGGCAGTATCGGCGATAGTCAGCTTAAAGACTTCCTCAGCGAAGTTAAAGGCATCATGGACGAATACAAGGACTATCAAATTAAAATCTGGTGCTTTGACACACAAGTAAGCGGGGAAGATGACTTTTCGGCAGACGACGGTAGAGATCTTCTTGAATACGAAATTACCGGCGGCGGTGGCACTGACTTTGATGCTAACTGGAAGTATATGAAAGAGCATGATATTCAGCCTAAAAAGTTTATCATGTTTACAGACGGATATCCTTGGAACAGCTGGGGTGATGAAGATTACTGCGATACTATCTTTATTATCCACGGTAATCACGACAAGAATCTTCAAGCACCGTTTGGTATGACAGCACATTATGACAAGTGATAATGACTAGAATAAAAGAACCAAACGCACTAAACTTTTTCGAGGTCAGGCGCAGTAAAGTGCCTGTGCCTCACTTTGAATATATAACCGTTCCTCACACCTACAATGTGGAACAGGCATTAAATAAATGGATTGAAACACATCTTAAAGGTAGGTACTACGTAGGTAAAAACGTAGAAATTTCTTCAAAAACTAATCGTATTGAAACTGCAATGCAAGTAGGATTTGAAGAAGGAAAAGAGCTGGCATATTTTATGTTAGCTTGTCCACTTTTAAAATACAAATAGTCAAGTAAGCATATATAATATTACTAAAGGAGAAATTATTATGGCTGATGAAAAAGTACAAGAAGAAGTTCAAGCAACTGCTCCACAGACAGAGTCGCCAGAACTAACTGTTAACGATCTTAATGCGCTAAAGACCATTATTGATGTTGCAAGTCAGCGCGGTGCATTTAAGCCAAACGAAATGGTCACTGTAGGACAGGCATATACAAAGTTGGAAAACTTCTTGCTTGCTATTCAAGCACAACAAGCCCAAGCAGAAGGCGAAAAAGGAGAGTAATTTATGGCTCTAAAACATATCGGTCGTATGGCAAAGACCGGAAAAAAAGTAATTGTAGCATATAGAGTGTTACCAGAAGATGCTGAAAATTGTCTAGTTATTGCAACCGAAGCATTAGATGCAGATCAGCATGATAGTTTGATGAAACTGGTTGAATCTAACGCAGGACAAAATGCATATGAGCTTGCAGAAGCCATGTCTAGGGTAACACTACCAGACGGACGTAACATGCTTGCTGGATTACATAGATATGGAAAACTAACAAAAGTTCCAACTAACATTGTAGAAATGACTCCAGACACAAAGTCTGTTATTAATCTAGCAGAGCTTAACAAAGTTATTGCAGAACAAAAAGGTGTTACTGTAGAGGATCTTGCGCTACAGTCGTCCGGAGTAAAGAAAGAAACAGTTGCTGAATCAACTGACGCAGCGGTAGAAGAAGCTGCTGTAGAGCCCGCACAAGCAACGACAGACGGTGTTTTAACTGACGAGCAGTTAGCAGCACAGTATCGTTCTCAAGCAGATGCAATGTTTAAAGAAGCAAAACGATTACGCGAAGAAGCAGAAGAATTGGCTCCTACTAAAAGGAAATCCAAAGCTAGTGTCGCAGAATCGTAAAAAACTTCCTCCTGAAGTAATAGATCATTGGCCCGAGGTATTCGAGGATATTGAGATTAATATCGTTCCGCTCGAATACCTCGACTCTGTAAGAGTCGGTTTTACTGATGGTAAAACCTGGGATATTAATATTAAACACAATTCAGAAAGCAGTGTTGAAGATTTACAAACAGCACTCGACGGTCTTTTTGAAGAGTATGCAGATGCTATACAAAGTGTAGACTTTCGATTAGATACTGAAAAAGTCAAAAAAGATATCACTCAGAGAACTAGAAAGTTTCTTAAACTTCGAAGATAACTAATCTGCTGTTTGGCATAAATACTAGTAACATATGTTATTAGGAGTTAATTGATGGCTTTACAGATTAGAAAAGGCACCGAAGCTGAACGCACAGCAGGCGGTGGCGTAGTATTTGCAACAGGCGAATTAATATACGTTACTGACACAGATGCCCTGTTTATAGGCGACGGCAGCACTGCTGGTGGCGTATTTTTAACCAATAATGCAGTAGGCACAATTGGCAACTTTCTAGTTGCAGATACAATTGCAGACGAACTTAAACTACAAAAAAATCTTAATCTTAACAGCAACAATATAATCGGTACAGGCAATATCAATATCGACGGAAATATTGTTGCAACAGGCAATATAGACATTGGCGATAATACAAACGACACTGTAACTATAACTGCACAAGTCGACAGCAATATAACTCCTACTGCTGACACTACATATGATTTGGGTAGTCAATCCTTAAGATGGCGCAATGTTTTTGCTAGCGGTTTGACTATTGACGGCTCAATTGATGCTGTTGCAATCACTGCCAACACTGTTGCAGATAATTCAACCGTAATGGTTAATGTTGCAACCAACGAATTTACAGGCGATTTAACTGGCAACGTAACTGGTAATTTAACAGGTAACGTAGCCGGCAATGTAACTGGTAACATTACTGGCGACATAAAAGGTTCAGTATTTGCAGATGATTCGGCACTACTAGTAGATGCAGTCGAAGGCGTTTTACGTGGAAATCACGTCGGTACGTTGACTGGAGATGTTTTAGCAGATAACGGTGTTAGTGTTTTAGATGCAGGATCAGATGGCACAAATGCAAACTTTGTTGGTACAGTACAAGGCAATGTTACTGGTAATGTTACGGGCAATTTAGCTGGTAATGTAACTGGTAATGTCACAGGTGACTTAATTGGTGATACAACCGGCTATCATACCGGCGATATAAAAGGTTCTGTATTTGGTGACGGTTCAACTGTATTAGTTGATGCAGTAGCAGGTGCTATACCAGGTGAAAACATTACAGGTACTGTTACTGCTTCATTCGTTGGAAATGTAACTGGCAATACAAATGGCACACATGAAGGAAATATTTTAACTAATTTTATCGACTCTGCTGATTCTAGTCTAATAACTGTAACTCCAGAAACAATTTTTGAAAGCGACGTAAACGTACAGAATACATTTATAGTTGGGTTTGACTTTGACGAAGGCCAGACTACTATTTTTAAAGATAGTGTAACTACAAGAAATTTAGGTATTGAAACCATACCGTTAACTGTTAAATCTACATTTACTAATTTTGAAAGAGATGTAGAGGTATTTGGAGAGCTTTCTACTAGAACCGGTGTAGTTGTTAGTGGTTCAAGCGGTAATATCGGTTTCCTTGCTGTACAAACATTTAATGGTGATATTACAAGTCAGTCAGATATTGACAATGATGCATTATATGATCTACATGCATCAGTAAGTAATACAAATGCACAGTTTAATGTTCCGGTACAATTTCCTGTAGTAGCAGACGACACTGCTAGAGGTACACTAGTACCAACTCCAGAAAAAGGCATGGTGATACTAATGGAAAGCGGAACTACTCCGGCTGCAACTAACCAATTACAATTTTACAACGGAACTAACTGGGTTAACGTATAATAGAATAATAACTCACAAAAAAGGCCCTTAAAGGGCCTTTTTGTTTATCTGTAGTCGATTAAACTACAAGCATACATTCGACTAGTTTTTCACCTTCATCTGTATTTGATTCTAGTGCAACTGCAACTTTGTACACGCCTGTTTTAGTAGCACATCCGTTTGCTCCTGCAAATAGTAAATCGCCTTTATTAACAGCACCAACTACACGAGTCGGTACACGACCTTTAAGTGCAATAGCAGTACCATTTTCTAATGCGCCGTTCATTAAGAAAGCAGGGTCAGTTGATACTACGCCTACAGGATATCCGGTTTCTATACATGCTTCAAGTTCATGTTCATGATGTTCACACACCATAACAACGGTGCCAGGCTTTATTCCTTCTTCTGTAGTATATTTTTCTGCCAAGTCAGCGTAATTAGCTGTGGCTGCATTACCTACAAGATTTCCTACAAAGTTACCACTAGACAGAACTATTCCTGAACTATTAAAAGTAGAATGTGTTGATCCTGATCTAGTTACAACAGTATCTCCTCCGCTTGTTGGAATTGATACACTGCTAGGTCCGTTTGATATACTATTAGTTGAAATTCCTCCTACTGCACTTGAAACCATACTATCAACTTGGCCTGTGCTATACACGTCAAGGTTACTTCTGGCACCGGCAGCAGTAGTTGCTCCTGTACCGCCTCCAGTAAGTGGAAGAGCGCCGCCGCCGACACTGATACTATTTACGGTTAGATTATCAAACCACCCGTCATTGCTTGTTCCTGAAGCATTTACATTACCTGTTACTCTTACTGCTGCTGTCAATTCTTGCGCATTTATGTTTTGTGCTGCAAAACTACCTTGTGCATCACGTGCAACAAGTCGATTACCTAAATTTTGTGTGCTTGCATCTAGGTCCATTGTGATAATAGTACCTTCGCTAGCTGGACCATTCAACGTACTATTAGCATAAATGTTTAGGTATGTTTCAGATCCTCTGATGCCAACACTTTGTACATAATTGCCTGTAGTATCGCTTCCAAGTGCAACACTGTTTGGCCTAGCAGTAGTTACAATTTCAACATCTTGTGAGCCGTCAAAATTAACCGTACCTTCGATGTCGCCTGATAATGTAATAGCTCTTGGAGTTGCTAGTTGTTGTGCAGACTGTGAGCCGCCTAAAAGAGTTCCTATAAACGCTGCTGCGTGTAATCTACCCTGTGTATCTCGTACTGCAACAGTATTTGGAGCAACATCTTGATCAGCAACACTAGCACTTCTAAAATCAAATACACCCGAAGTACCTGTAGAAACTTGCAAAGTTGCTGACCTAGTTGCTAATCCATTGAACTGATTAGCACTAATATTTCCACTGGAATCTCTTGCAACAATAGTATCATTAGCAATTCCTATACTAGCATTATAATAAGTTCCTGCCAAATCTAAAATTCGTAATCCGTCTGCTCTAGTAGCATCGTCCGCTTGTACAGCAATGCCTCTAAATTTAGTAGCATAAAGGTCACCTACACTATCGCGAACAGCAACAGTATTGTTGCTATTAGTTCTTGTAGCAGTCCTAAACTGTCCATCACTTAATAGTTGATTAGCGTTATCTGCAATACCTCTAAAGTTTACAGCATGTACTTCGTTCCATCTTAAACTAGTAGAGCCAATATCTTTAGAGTTATCTGTTGCTGGCATTACACCAGC